TAAGTTGGTATCGCTCGCAAGACTGGCAAGCGTAATGGTCGCGTCTGATGCTGCCGGGTAAGCTAGAAGAATATCGGCCACGTTACACCCCCATCATCTTTCGTGCATTGCGAACCAAACCGACGCCTAGCGTTCCGATGCCATTATGGTCGACCCATCGAACTTGCTTGTTAGCAAGAGCGTCTAGGCTGGTTACTTGTTGCGTTGAAGCAAACACGCACTGAACCATTGCCGTTTTCATTGCTATAGCCCCTTGGCTGTCCATGTCGATTTTTTGCGTCTTGGTAGACTCAACGAAACCGATAATATTTTTAGCCGCTTTCCAGCACTGATAAGCCGATGTGTTTTCGTCTGGCGGGTCTGAGTCAGCAACGTGCTTCATTCGAGCGTAATAGCCCTCTTGGGTTGCGTGCCAAATCGCGTCAGCCGTATCAACCCATACGCGAATCCAAACCATCTTAGAATTAATTACATCCGCCGCCGCTTGGTCGCTCAGGTTTGCGTATTCTGCTTTCGAAAGCTCTTGGATTAAGGCTTGCATCGCTATTCCTTTCGCTGCTTTCCAAATTCCAGAATTAGAGCGTGCATTTTTTCGTGCAATGCCTCTCGGTCGTCCTTGCACTCTTTTAGGTCTGCTTTGGTATCCGTAACAAACTTCATCACGTAAGCAAATAGGAAAGAAATTGCCCCAGCCATCGTTGTAAAGGCTGCCGCCGTTATCCCGAGTTGAGACTCCTGCGATAGTTGAGCCAAAAACATCATCATCGCATTGCCTCGTCGATTCTTGAAAAAAGAAGGTAGCCTTTGTAGGAGTATTGCTTGCCGTGACGCTCGATAACAAATTGAGGCCACGGCCCCTTGCCTGGATCTTTGCTTGTCGCAACCACCCAGCCGTCAGCTTCGAATTTAGGTTGCTCGATCCGCTTCCAGTCGTTGCACTCTCGGTTGTCGACGCCGAACAAAACAATTTCGCGCCGAAGTTTTTCGTGCGAATAATTGCCGAATGTCAATAAAATGACTGTTGCTAAAATCCGCAGCACTTGTCCGGTCATCACTAAGGATCCTCAGTTACCGTTTGCAAACCGATCCAATCGAATCATCGGCTTGACCAGCAGACGAACCAGTTTGTCCAGGAACACGCGACCGAGGACCAACGGCGAGATCGCAAGCATCAAGACCAGCCACAGGACTGACGCAAGCGAACGCGCCATTTCCAACGGTTGGCTTGTGTTGCTCGGCAGGGAAGAACGAAGTGGTCGTTGCCCACCGCCATACTCGCCGTCAATCGGTTGGCCGTCTCGTCCGATATTCAACCAGTTCCAGAAAAATTTCTCTGACATTGATCGTGTTCCTGCGGGTTAAGGGTTAGGACATTTTCCGTCGACGCACAATCCGCGAATCACGGCTCGAAGGCATTCTTTGTATTCCTCTACCGTTTGCGGGTTGGCTTTACCGATCTCCTTGTCGATCGGTATCCTCCAGATGTTGAGCCAGTCTTTTTTTCGACTTGTTGGCTCTCGCATTCCGAAGCACGTCTCGATTGTGCTCGTCACAAGCCCCTTCGCGTCCGGGAGATACGCGGGCAGCTTCGGAAGAAGGTTGATCAGCGAGCTTGCCAGCAACGACGTTGTGGCTGCATCCTGCAACGTATCAACGGCGGCTCGGGATGTTAGGCGAATCGATTCGAGCGACGGCGGCGGATTCCCTGGACTCGGTTGAATCGGATTCGGTGGCGGATTCGGTGTTGGCGTTGGAACGGGTGGAGGTGTAGGAGCGATCACTGTCCCAGTGACAACGATTTCATGCCAACTGTACGCAATCTCAGCTTGCTTGTTCGCGACAATCAGACCGAACTGGTATTTGCCTGGGGTTGGGATCGAAAAAAAGATATTGGACCCGCACGACGCTGAGGCGGATTTCAATTCCTCTGGGATGATCCAAACCTTATTGTCTCCTGTCGCGTCCTCGTGGGACAGAAACACAAGCGTTCCCGCCAGAGCTGTCGACGGACCCTTGATTGACGCTTTGAGGTCTTGCCCAAAAACTGGGATTGCAAGCAAAAGGAAAAGTATCAGGGGTCGCATGGTATGCCTTGTTAGTTTAGGGTGGTCTATAGAAGAGCGACGCCCGAGCGCCGCTCCATGGTTTGTTTGCGCAAATCCAGTCCGAGGATTAGGTTCCTGGTTGCGGTGCTGGTTGTTGCTTCTTGCGGCGATTCTCGATGATCATTTTGACCAACTCGAGAATCAACGGAATGAACACTTCCCAGCCTTGCGTACCAACCGCAGGTCCAGACGACTGAATAGAAGCCTCTTGCTCGAAACATTTCGTCTCGATCGCACAAAGCACGCCTTCGAGATCATCGCATTCCGAATCGCAAACAAGGCACTGGTTCTCGGCATCGAGATCTTCGCTCATCGCGGAGAAACCAATCGTCCCAGACTGAGGCGAGGTAATCTTTGCAACAAGGCACCCGAAAAGCCACATTGCTTGCATCAAAGTCTGCGCTGATGGTCCCTTGCGGACAGCGGCAACCAATTCGAGCAAGCACGATACGCTTACTTCGCCATCAAACTTGCTTTCACAATTCGACATAAAAAACACCTTTCAAAAATGGTACTGACTAAACAAAACTGAGTTGATCGTTGACGAGTGCGGCTACGATGTCTTGAGTCTTTGGGACGCCCATACCCCAGAACGGATCGAATCCAGGATCACCCTTGTCCTGGGTGTACTTCGCCAGAAACGCTCGAACGGCTTCCACCCCGGTAAACTCTGCTGCGCCTTCGCGTCGCATTAGCTCAACAATCAAAGCAAACAACCCCGCCGCGAACGGAGTTGCCATGCTCGTTCCTGACATACCTCGGAAACTGTTGTTGGTCGAGCAAGACACGATGTCTTGTCCTGGACAGCACATGTCGAGCTCGCGTCCACCAGACGAAAACGAAGCTCTTTGCCCGTCTTTTCGATAGGCACCAATGCAAAGCGACTCAGGATACTTTGCTGGGTAGCCAATTGTATTTTGCCTTCCGTTGAAGCCTGAGTTGCCAGCAGCCGAGATCGTGATCACCCCTTTGCTCCAAGCATACTCCATGGACTTTCGCGTCGGCTCGTAAGGACTGCTTGACCCCAGCGACAAGGAAAGGATGTCTGCTCCATTGTCTACTGCATCGCGTACTCCATTGGATATTCCATCGGACGATCCCTGTCCGCCGTTTGAAAGCACCTTGATTGCCATCAACGACGCATCAGGAGCAACTCCGATTCCATCTCTAGCGAGCACGGTCCCCGCGCAATGATTACCATGACCGTTTCCATCACTTATGCTTTCGCCTCGAATGAACGACTTCGAATAAACTGGCTTCGGAAGCAAGTCATGGGGAGTATATCCAGTGTCCAGGACCGCCACGACGATACCCTTGCCAGTGACCCGCTTCCAAATCGGCTCGAACGTCGCTTTTGGAAGATGCCACAGATCTCCCGGAACTGCAAACGTCTGCACGTCCGAAACCAAGTCTGGTGGCAAATATACTGGTGGTGACTTCATCACTTGACCCCGATATCAATCTGAAGGAAAAACAGGGGTAGGCAAATCGCCTGCCCCCCATCCAAACAACTCAACTGCTTAGAGCAATTGAGCGCAAGCCCACCAATCGATGTACAACTGGTGAGCAGCCGTAGCTTCAAAGTTGATCGCAGCACAGAAGTTCATGTACAGATTCGGCCACGGAGTAGCGCCAGTGATCGCAGAATTGATCCTCGCGGTAGCAACTTCTTCCCCGTTCATCCAAATCGAACACTGCTTGCGAGCTGCGTGGTAACGGAAACCTGCCTTGATGTAGGTGTCAGCCGCCAGCGTCAGGACGCTTGCACGAGTCCCTGGAGTACCACTGACACGATTGTACGAAAGGCTCATTGCCGAGCCTTGCGTCCCAATGCGAGTGAACCCCAAGAAGTTGTTGGACGCCAAAGCACCTGCGTCAGTAAACACGCCGCTGTCCGCACAAGCTCCAGTTCCAGCCAAGCCGATAAAGATGTCACTGCAAGACGCCGTAATGGCAGAAACCTTGAAGCGACACTCAAAAGCCAGTTCTTGCATCCTTGCGGGATTGACGTGAAACGGCGTCATCGTTCCACTCCCAGCCTGAAGAATGGCAATGTCGTTGGCGGTTGTGTCCGATTGCATCACGATGACGCCAGGACCGTTTTCGCTAACAGACGGAGTTGCCGAAGGAACAGCCGCAGCCGTCGGAACAACCGTTGCATCGTTGTAGGCGAGATAAGAATTGCCATTCGACTGGAAGTACGTGGTCGCCGTAGCCAGTGGGGAAACAGCACCAAAGTTTTCGAAATCGTCAAAGAGGCCGCGCACCTCGTTCCCGCTCGCTTGGTCAGGGAACACACCACCAACAGGCGGCGCAAAACCCCTCCAAAGTTTTGGAGACAAAAGACGCTGATCCAACTCTACGTATTGAGTTTGCATACCAAAAAACCCTTCAAAAGCCAAAGTCTACCCGAGGTAAAGCCGGGTCTTGAAAAAAACTGGCGGCGCAATTTAACGTCTCGCCGCCACAGACGTTTGCCAACGACTGACATTATGTCAGCCAGTCGTGTTAGGCGGTTTCGGTCACAGTCTGAGTGCAATAGCCACGGAAGTTTGCGCGACGATTGAAACAGACCATTTGAAGCGAGTCATCCATGCAGCGAACGCGAACGTTGCTCATCTCTGGGTGCTGGAATGCCTTCCTCTTGCGCATCTGCCGACCTGCGGCGTAGTACGCTTTGAAAGTCGACCAGTTGACCCCAAGGACGATCCCGTCAGTTCGAGCATTGACGCTCTCGCTGCTGGTCCAAGCTGGAACCCAGTTCAACGGCACGCCACGGATGTAAACCTGACCGCTGCGAGCAGCCATGTCGTCGCCAATGTTGTCGTTTCCAAGCTGAAGCATTCGCCGACCAGCCGCCAAGACGCTGTAAGTCGTCAAAAGCTCCCAGTCGCTTCGCTTCTGATCAACGATGTCTGGTCGCTGAACAGGTGGCTCGAACGAACACTTATCCATCGAGCTGATCACCTTTTCGACAAAATCGGCGCGAGTAATCGACGTGTAAGGAAACGTTCGGTTTCTCCATTGCGGGTACTGGGTACACGAAATGCCGCCAACGCCGACGCTTGACCACCCAACAGGCTCGGCTCCATTGAAGCCTTCAGTCGCGTTGTTCTCAGTCACGCTGTCGCTCGTGGAGGTGATCCACCAAAGCAACGACGAAACAATATTGGGGGTCTGAGTAGGACTCGATGGACCAGGACCGAACACCAAGTCTTCCATGCCAGTGTAGAACGACGTCATGAGGTCGCGTTCTTGATCCTCGATGTAGTCGTAAATCTGCCGACCGCCAGTGCGGAAGATCTCTTCGTCGATGTCGTAGTGGTAGTTGTTCGTGGTCAACGCCCACTTCAATTCACCTTGGTCGAGCGTGTTGACTCGAGTCGAAGAATCTCGGTGGTACAGACCAACAGATTGGAAGTTGTCTTGATATCCGACCTTTACCTTCCACCTGCATTCCGACGTGCTCATCGTGTCCTTCTTCAGATTTCCCGAAAAAAGACGCGATGCGTAATGGTACTTCTGCAACGTTAAGGACAAATCCTGCGCTGCAAGCCGTTCTTCACCCGCAAACTTCTGGTGGATGCTGTTTACAAAATCGTCAATCTGCTCAATGGACAAAGCCATGTTACGGCTCCTTTATTGTTTAAGCTCGTTCGAGTTCCCTGTAGAGGCGATCAGCCGCTTCCCGAGGGTCTTCACTCGGAGGTTGAGGCTTCGTTGGACTTCCGCCCAAACGCATACCGCTCTGCCTGGAAATCTTCTGTGTATGTTGTTTCAAACGCTTCTTCCCGATTTCGTCCGCGAAAACCATGCCGGCAACGCGATCGTACAATCGTTCATTTTCTTCCACTGGATGACCAAGCTGTTTCATGCCGATCAAGTGAGCCTTGATGGCAATCCGAAGCTCTTTTCGCCGTTCAAGCTCCTTCTCAGTCTCCTTGCCCGTCTTGCCAAACAAGTCGGCGTGACCAAGCTGATCAACGATGCCGTCGAAACGAGCCTCGTCGTGAGTGATGGTTGCTTGAACGAGATTCGCTTCGAGTCTTTCGAGTCGAGTTTCGTAGTGGTCCCGCATTCGCGAAAACTCATCCACGATCTCGTCGTCGTAAAGATCCTTGCTCAGCGTAACCTCGTACTTGCCGCTATCTTTGGCGGCTGACGAACGGTCGTCCTGTGTGGCTTCTTGCTTGCTTGGCTTGTCGTCGGAGAATGCCTTTCGGCCAGAGTCCAACGCTTTTTTGTCAAACAATCGCAAAGCCCGATCCAACTCCTCGCGGCTGGAAAAATCAGACAAGTCAGACTCGTCGATCCCATACGCGGCTACCTCGGCTTTAACGTCGTCAGTGACCCACTCTGGAGCACTTGACTCGTCGCCGGAACCATCCTCGCTTTGGAACGTGTCCTCGGCGGCTTTTCTGCTGGACTTGTTCTCAGCAGCTATTCTTTCGACTGGCGCAGTGTCAGCGATGATCTCGGCGTCCGATTTTCGCTCGGCTTGAGATTCCTCGAACACCTTTTCAGCGTATTCTTTGATTTGTTCGCTGGTCATTTCTTCATTCAGATCATCACTCATCGCCATATCCTCCATCCATATCCCTGAATCCGCGCATACGAAGGAACTCGTTACGTGCGCGACGACTTGTAAATTGAACTTGACCGCTGTCGCGAACAGCAGCTCCCTGGATGCAATGCTGCTTAATCAGCTTGCGAGTCTCGTCCACTTGGCTTTTCATTACCCCGCAACCCTCAGATACCAAGGGGTTGTGCTCGGTGTACGTGTTTGCCGCCATTGCCGGTCGCTCGAGCCAGTCGGCCTTACGAGGCACCAAGCGATCGAGCTCTGCCTCGGACACTTCCTTGCCTTTGTACTTGTGGACGATCTTGCTCATTACCCGACTCCTTGCAACATCGAGTTTCTTTGCTGTGAGTTGATCTGCGGCTGACCACCCATCAAGGTTTGGATCAGCGCATTGCTCCTGGCTGCTTCGGTGCCGCCACTGCTGACGTTCTTCCTGATCGTCTCCCTGCTCGTGACAGGTGACTGCCTGACCGTGTTCTCGTCGCCCCCGAGCATCTCAGCCGGCGCGGCGAACGTGATAAACCGCTTGAACTCAGGTCTGTTTTTCAGTCTGGCAATTTCTTCGACAATGGCTTGCGCATCGATCGAAGCACCCGAGGCTTGGAACATCGGCCAAAGCGGTGCGATCTCGCGGAGCACCTGGAACAATTCCTGAAGCCTCTGCTCCGGAGTCTTGAAGATCATTGAGTATGGTTCAATCCTGAACTCGTAGTCGTCAAACTCACCTTGGCGGTAGTCTGGAGTCCAGTCGGAGTTCACATTGATGCCTGTGTTGCCGACTTCCATAGAGGTCTTCAACTCAAGCGTCTCGTCCTCCCACATCAGCCTGCCGAGGTCCAAAATGCACTTGGAGGCAAACGAAACCACCGCCATTCGCATGTCAGCTACGTTCTTTGAGACGTTGCCATGGATTAACTCTTCCTGGCCGAGCGTGCTGGCTTGCTGACCAAGACCACCCATAGCCTGAAGATTTCCAGCCAAACGGTCGTATTCCGTTTGAATGAATGTCGCTAGCGCCATGTCGCGCTGATCAACGCCGCCGCTTTGGAACTGCTTGATTGACTCTGGACTCTTGGCTCGATACCAACCGTTACGCTCGGCAGTCCTGAGTCTTTCGGCGTCATCCTCCATCCCTGGTGGGTAGACATTGACCACTCGATTGGCATCCGAGTCAGCTTCCATGCGCCTGTGCAGACGATTCTGGAGATCGTGCATTCCCTTGAGGTTCATCGCGGGAGACGTCGGGATAATGTTGTCGGGGGTTTCGCCGAGCGACAAGAACTTGTACGGACCTGCTTGGGATCCCGTCCATGGTCTTTCGATGAGCGGTTCCATGTCTTGCTGGTCGCAAGGCAAGGTAACGATTGTGTTGTTTTCGGCGATCCAGATGTCCTGGAGCCAAATCATGTCCTTGAGATCGTCATCCTGAGCACTTCCCCAGTCCGAAGCCATGTCTCGAGTAGCACCTACCGAATCATTGTGCTCCCTGTTGGTCGGTCTGAGTTTGTCCTTAACCTTTTTGTCGTACCCAGGTTCGTCCATCACCTTTTCGAAGTCGGCGCGATAGCGATGTCCGCAATATCGCATCTTGCTTAACTCTTTGGCGGTCATATCGAGAATCAAATCGTCAAGCGACACTCGATTGAACCAAGGCTCACCTGGATCGAGCCAAACATCTTCCTCTGACGCGAGAAGTCCGTGAAAGCGAGTGTCCGTGTCACGCATCATGACAACGCCACACCCGAGACAGAAGAACGCATCAAGGACAATCATCCTGAACGTCTCATCAAGAGCCATGTCGCTGATGAGCTTGGCAAGGTTGACTTCAAAACGCCTTGCGAACGGAAGCATGTCCATTCGTGGAGTCGAAACCAAGACGCTAGGGTTGTTTGCAGCCAGAGCGACCGTGTAGATACGTGCCGTCTGGTTTATCAAGTTGACGAGAGTCTTGTTCTCTGCGCCTGATTCGTTGTACCAAGAGCCAACGTAATCCTTGATCAGCGTATGCCGAACGCGACGAAAAGGCTCCAGAGCATCCCGCGATGAGCGGATTGCCTTGTAAAGCCGATCTCGTTTTTGCTGGTCTTTTAGATCAAACATCTACAGTCGAAATGGTACGGATGATTTTCCGAACGACTCCGACTGGGTTTTATCGCCAGCCTATCGCTTAACTAAGCTTTTTCCAGCTACTTTTTCCCGCTGGATGGGGTCTTCTCACCTGTGAGCAATGCTTTCGCTTGCGTCAAATATTGAGCCGATTGCGAATACTTTTGTGCGCAGTCCGCATCCTGATCGTCCATTGATTGCTGAGTCGCCTTCAACGCCGCCTGAGCCAACTTGTCAACCGATTCGCTTAGCAAACTTGACAGAGAGGAGCGATCCCCTCCATGCGTACTCCACGAATGAGTTGAAGTCAAAGCCGACTGCGAAAACTTTAGCGATTTGTCTGCATTCTGGCTAGCCCTTGCTTTGTCAGCAAGCTTGCCAATCGCTGTCAGTGTCTTTTCTGCGAACTCGTCAGCCATTCTTTGCTTCCTCCAGGTATTAACCTGAAATTCCTTGCTTATCGCTTCAAAACGTCGCGTATTGAGTACATCGGACTGCCGATATCGACACTACGTCGTTCCTGGCGTTCCCGCCATAAGTAACTACCATAATCTGGAGTTTGTCCCGTTTCAACATCGCTGTCAATTTTTTTTCCAGGATTATCGGTAGAAAATACCAACCAAGCACCCGCAGCGGAGATTGCTCGATCGCCGTGATTCTTCTCTGTCGCACCTTTGTTCTTGGTCGGAGCGTGGATAATTCTTCCGTTTTCCCACTCGTACTCGCCGCACTCAACGAGCATTTCCTCGGACCTTGGAGTGTACTCTCCACTTTCCATCGCCAACGCAAATTGCTCGAACATATCCGCCTTGTCGGCATCACGGCATGGGAACCCAGCCTTGCGACTCTTTGTTTGGGATCCGAGTTGATCAACGTCCCGATAGAAAATGTTGCCGTAGTAGCAAACCTCACGCACCTCCTTGGCGAAACCTCCGGAAACACCCGAGTCTTCCCATCCGAGCAAGGCATTTCGCATCCACAGGCACAATCCGACTACGATGCGAGCAAACGGACGCGGCTCGAGACCTTTGACCGTGTACTCAAGCACTTGCTCGCCTGTCCGATTGTCGATTCCCGATGCCACGGAGTTCGAGGCAAAGGCTCCCACCCCGCCTGACGCGATGTCGCAAGCGATCGTGAATGGACCAAGTGTTGGTCTGTTGTCGATCCCTGGCTTGAACCAGAGCGACAAGGGACCATTCTCGTCGGGGATGAGACCTTTGAGCTCAAGCGTTTCGCTGTCGAACACCGGCTTGCCTCTCCAAACTGGCTTTTTGCAGTGCTCGCGTTTCATTCGGTCCAACAGGTCCGTAGTGAACACCTTGCCGGCTGACCCCCTGGCGTCCATGTCCAACTCTCGAGCGATGTACCGCGGAGTAGACCCTGGGACCAAGCAATGGGAGTCGTACCAGGGAGATCTCACCTTACCTTCAATTTTGTGTCCCTTGCGCTCGATCGTCCGCAGTTCTCGCTCATGCGACTTAATGTACTTTTCGACTTCCTCTTGCTCGTCAGGGTTGATCGCTTTAACCACCCCATCCTGCTTGACGTAGGCTAATCTGGCGTGCTCTGGGTTATCCTTCCAGTCGAGGGAATAGACTTTCGGGTTGTCCGTGTCAGTTGCCGACTCGTAGAACACTCCCGTATCAGCGCCGAAGGTGGAGCAAAGCACGACGCAATTAGTCACATGCGCAACGCTGGACATGATTTTGTAGTCGATGCCGTTTGCGATGAACTCCTCGGATCCAACTTCGTCGAACGCAAACATCGTCGTCCGGCCACCCCGAGCAACGTCACTCGTTGCAGCAAACCCAACCCATATCGAACCCGTAGTTGGCAAAAGAATCGTGTGGTCGTCGATATTCCGCTTATACCCGTCGAGCATCCACAACGGAAGCTTGTCAAGCATCGTGGATAACTTGTTCATTACTGCGGTTGGATCTTTTGAATCCATCATCTTTTCGTTCCGAGTCACCAAACCCGAAGAAAAGCCTTTTTCGAACAAAGCTCGCCTGATCTGCGTCCCGAGGTAGACGTATGTCCCGCCTTGCGCTCGGCTTTTGGGGATCGTCACCGACACTGGATGCTCAGTGTCCATCGCCTCTGTGATCGCATCATCGATCGCCGTGATCACCTTTTCTTGGTGATTCCATGGAACAAACGGCTTCATCTTGACCTTGGCTCGCGGCTCATGCACCCACAGAGCGAACGCGAAGAAGAACAGCACATCGGTTTCGCAGGCTTGTAACAACGCGTCGCGGAACCGCTTGTCGGTCAAGGCGCGCTCCCTGCATCGGATTCGCCACTCCAGGTTTTCTACTGGATCTTTTGGTGCTAGGTCGTAGTAGGACATGACTTCGCGTCAGTAAATGGAAAAAGCCGCGAGACAGGAGTCCCGCAGCTTCTTTGGAGATTTGCTCCCGATGAAAGAGCATGCGTAAGTGTACCGAAAGCAAGTCGCATGTCAACTACTCTCCGCAACACTTTTTGTGTTGGTACAATTTTTCATGTGCTCAGCAAGTTCCTCTCGCCAGTACGGATGCCGCATGTCGTAGTGCAATCGATCGACCTGCGCCAAGATCTTCCGCTCGAATCGCTTGGCTTCGGCTTCCGCCACTTCTTGCAGTTCTTTGAGCGTTGGATTGCGCAATGCCACGGCTATTTTCTTTCCAGCGCCTCTCGCATACCCATCGTCTTGAGCCGAGCTCGCAGCGTCGACTCCTTGATCGTATGGGACATCGCCCAGTCCTTGATCGACATCCGTATGCCGTTGTACTCTACGCCGCAGTTCCCGCAGGACGATGTGTGACCGCTTTGCAGGTGGTCCAAACGCACCTCAACCTCGTTGCCGCACGAACACTTGCATTGGAACTTGCGCTTGCCAGTGGACGCAACCTCGCTGACTACGGTCAACTCGCCGTACTTCTTTCCTTTTCCAATAGCAATCGGACGCAACTTACTTTCCCTTCGCCTTGGGTTTCGGGGGACTTTTCTTCGTCGAGGAGGTAGCTTTCTTGCAACTCCCACTGCTGTACGCTTTCTTGCCTTTCACTGGCTCGTATCCTTTCCAACATCGATTCTTGTTCATCAGCATCCCTTTCTGCGCAAAATTACCTTGCAATAACTTAGCAACATCCACCCCACTTAGCAATACGTCACCAATTAGGCTACTACCCTACTTGACTACTCTGGCATTGCGCACTATCATGCCGATGGTGTTTTACCGATAGTTTTCTTCGAAGGAGATATTTCGATGACAGTAGCAGCGTATGTTCGAGTTAGCACAGAATGTCAGAATGAGGCTAGCCAGAAACGAGAGATTTTGCAGTGGCTTGCTGGAAACGGCATTAAGCATGGTAGCGTCACATGGTACATCGACAAGGCAAATGGATCGGATCTTAAAAGACCAGCCTTCGAGCAGATGCAAAAGGACATTTTTAACGGCGCTATCAAGACCGTGGTGATCTACAAGCTTGATCGTTTATCGAGAGAGATGTCTGATGGCGTTAAGGTGCTTGCCGATTGGGGCGCGAAGAAGGTTCGGCTCGTATGCACCTCGCAACAGTTCGACTTCTCAGGTGTCATCGGCGAGTTAGTTGCAGCTATCATGTTTGCGATGGCGAAGTGGGAGAAGGTGAACACCAAGGAGCGCCAAGCGGCCGGAATCGCTGTTGCGAAGGAGAAAGGCGTTTACCGAGGTCGCATTCGTGGCGCTACCAAGGCTGGCGTTAATCCAGCTCGCGCGGCTGAACTGCGAGCGAAGGGTTTGAAACACGCGGAAGTAGCGAAAGCCATGGGTATCAGCGTGAGCACCGCGTTCCGATATGCGCAAGATGCTAAACGCGAAGCAGCAGGCAAGTAAGAGCGCACCCCAGGCCCATATAAGGATGCAATCTCGCAAGGTGCCGGAAATCACGGGATTTTTTCCGTGATACTGACAAATAGGCTTACTTTGGCGAAGGTAAGGTGCGAGCAGCCAGCGCTGCTTGGTCTCCGTTTTTGTTGCCCATGGGCAACAAATTCAGAACCGCCGTTCTCTTCGCCTGCGTCCACCTATCGGTCAGCCTGTTGCTCCTGTTCGACCCTTGAGGTTAGGAGCCTTTCCACGTCGCAGGACGCTTCTTAGACTCGTTCCCATGCACTTCGGCGGTCTTCCACAGATCGGACAACTTGCTCAAACGATTGCAGGCACAAGCGCCGATTGCTCGGCATTACACTCGTGCCATATATGTGCTCACCCCCAGGATGTGGATTTGGGGGTGAGCTGTGCGACAAGATCACGCACGAAGAAACGCCTTGCGGCGAGTTTTGGAAAACGAACTATGATCTTGTCTTTGTGCCGAATCCACTCAGCACGTTTCGAATTTTACCTCCAGCAACGCTGAATGTCAACCAAACACCTGAGTTGTTCGCTCATTCCAGTTTCCACCAAATAAATCTCGGAAAATTCCTGCAAGGACAATTTGTCGTGAAGGTACAGGTAGAGCATACGACCCCAAAAATTGACGCGAATCAGCAAATACGTTTCGCATTGCAAATTAAACGATGTTTCATCAAGAGTTGCGTCAAATGGCTCACTCGAGACTAAAACCGGAAAAAAAACACGGTCTTTTGGAGTTTCTCGAAGAGATCGAGTTTTTGCGTTAATAAGCGTTCGGTGCTTTTGACCACCAATCAACAACACCTTGCTCATGCGGGCTCCTCGCTTCCAGTCACCTCGTCCACAATTTGCGCCGCGCTGCTACTTGCGGTTGCGGTGGCAGCGTCGCCCTTCACGATTGCCATGCATGGACAGTGACTTCCGTGACTGTTTATGTCATTTTCGTCGACCAGAATCATTGGAGCGACAAGGCGGGTGCCGATCAGCGGCTTCAAAGGATCCCACTTGACTAGATCCGCTTCCAGCTTCGCACGCTCGTCCTTTGACAGTCCAGATCCCCACACAGCCTTTGAAGCCAGTCGTTTCCGTTCTTGGATGTCGATCGGCCAGTGCTTGTTGTAAGCCTCCCACCAGAACGTCAAGTCCTGCGTCTCGTTGTCGTAGTATCGTGCAACAAACTCCGACTTGAACGCCGAATGCACGTTTTCGAACACGGTGCTCGTGACAATGACTTGTCCTGGGAAGTTTTTGTGGATCAGGTCGCACATTCGCCTGTAGTTGCTACCGCGGATCACGCCGGCTTCGATCAGAATCAGGTTGTCTTTGAAAAAAACCGTTTTGCATGCCTGCAACGCCAGTCGCTCGAATTCGCCACTCCACGCTTGGTCGGGATACGGGACATCGACAGTGAACCCTTCGCAAACCTCGCCATCGTGGCTTAGGAAGTGGCGCAGGATCTGCCATGCAATGGACGAGTAGTCCGACGAAACGGCTACCAGCGTCGAATTTGACGCGTTAAAGCCTGCATTCCGCAGCATGATGCCGAGCTTGTTGATCAATTCGTGCTCCTCAACCCGCGAGCACTCCAAAATTTGCCTCATAAACCACCATTTTCGTGAAAAAGTCTCGAAACTACTGCTGACACGGCGTCAAATGTTACTCTGGCTCAAAATTGTGCTCGTTGAGGTATTGCAGCACGTCTCGAGCGTGTGCCGCGCTTTCGTAAGCCGAGATGGTCTCGCTTTCGTAGGCATAGCGACCGAAGCTATCGCCGCCTTGCCAAACAACTGTCGCTTTCATGTGGCAGTCCTCCTGACCGTTTTTTCGAGTCTCCTCGATCTCCAGCATGGTAAGGTCTTCGTTCCAGTCGGTGATCGCATATTGCTCGCCATCGACTTCGAACGTGTAACTGACCGACTTCTTGTACGCTACTTCTTGTGCCATCGTTTAACATCCTCTCGAACATTTGGGTTGTAAAGCGTCCAGGAGGGTCTACGCCACCCCCATGGACCGTCTGGGTCGTGACCAATGCGGAAGTGGTGCTCGCGGCAGAGCGTGATCAGATTGTCCATGTCCAGCTCGAGCTCAGGGTAATCCTTGAACGGCTTGATGTGGTGGACGTTCAAGTCCCACGACAGACCGCAAGCTTCGCAACGGGGGTGCAGCTCGACGAACTCGTTGCGGACAGCCTGCCACTTGCCAGAGCGTTCGCCGTAGGGAGTCATCGACTCGACCGACTCAACATGCTGTTCGATCGGCTCGTCCGGTATCGAGCCTATCGCGTCGGAGAAAAAGTACGCGACGATACCGAGTAGGCAAACGCCGAGCAGCGTAAAAAACGCCTCTGCCAAAGCTTTACGTTGGGTCATCTGTCACCTCGTTTCGCATCGGTCGATTCACGCCTGGGATCGGATGCTCAAGTGTTAATCGTGGGACGCTTGCAGAAAGAAACGCCGCAGCGAACATCGTCATAAACTCATCCGACAGCAAGACCTCGCGGATTGCTTGTTTCATGTCGGCTTGCGGGTCTCGACGCTCAATCAATTCAAGATCAGCAATTGCGGCCCAAGCGCATCTCCGTCCGCATTCGGATTTACACCGCACGCTATCAGATAGGAACTCTTTAACGATTAGAGGCACCTTATATGGTTCGTCAGTCTTCAATCGCACCACATCGCCAATCTTAAATTTCGTCATCGTTTTTCCTTTTCGGCTTGGATTTTCTTCTGCGCAACACAAATGACGCACGGCGACAATGCAACGGTGTTGCCGCACGCACATAGATAGCTTGGAACGCGATAGAACTTTACGCCAGTTGTCGCTGGAGCGTCGGCTTCGCGGCATGCAAGACACTTCTTAGAATTGCTGTGTGTCAGTTGGTACTGTTCGCCACACTTGGCGCAATGGCTGTAGGCGGCTGCCTTGCGTGCTGGTCGTATTCGCTGGGTCGGTCTCATCGCAAATCTCCTGTTGTAAAAAGGGTAGAGTGTATACTGTGCAGCTCGGACTATGAATGCCTTACGCCATTACGGGAACCGTTTTACCGATCTCACCAGCCAACCAGCGACTCCTCGTACAAGTCCGCCACTGATCCACACTCTCCTACCCAAAAGGACTGCGACGGGATCGATCCGTCTTGGCTCGCTGCGAGTGTCAACGCAACACTCCCAAGCGAGCCTTTTAGCGTCGTTGTGCTGTCGCGATTTCATCGCGTCGGCACGCTAGCCCCACTGGCTACAGTCCAAAAGGACCGTGCGGGACTGGCTACCTGCTTGGCGTGGGATACTCGATGTTCCAACCACGCCGCCGATCCTCGCTGGTAAGGTGTGTCCAGCTTGCGGAATCTCACCGCAACCTCTATCCGTTTGCTTTCGCAGGCGTTTGCATCCCTAAAGGATCGTGCAGGTTTCGATCCTGCCGTGCTCTGTAACGGTCCTAGAAACCGCTTCCTCCGGCTTTCCAGTGTGACGCGACACACCGCCGATCCAGTTGCGGGTCTAGGAATCGCACCTAGCACTCGGAGCTTATGAGACTCCGATGGGCGCTAGCCCACCCGCAATAAAAAGGATCGTGCAGATTTTCACCTGCTAATCGACTTGCCTACATTCCGGCGCTTGTGGCTCCGTAGAGCCCTGCAACACCGTGCTGTAGATCGCACCGACCCGATCCTCGCAACTTAGGCAGTTGCCGCCCGATGAGGTTTAGAGGTCACATCGTTTACTCACCTCAATGCCGGGTACGTTATCCGGCGTGCTGTCCGTAAGCACCGTACACCCTCAGCAGCCGATCCTCTCCCCCCGACTGCCGAGCATGGATCAACCGCGTCTTCGACAACGCAGGATGGGTCTTCGCAAAACGCGAGTCGCACTGGCAACCGTCGATCGCACAGGCTGAGCCTCGCCGACGACCTGCACAGCTCGCACAGGCAACGCAACTACCGACACCGCGGCAGAAGCCACGCGAGCCGCACACTGACCGCCGAGACAGTCCTGAGCCGACGCTGGCAACGTTGCCACCAACAGAGCCACAACCAACATGATTGCCGACCTGATGCTTTTCATAATCAAATCCTCCTGAAACATGGAACCCAAAACCTCAACCAAAAACGACATGATAGCACATTGACCCGTCAACGCAAGAGCAGGTTGGGGAAATTACGACGGCGAAGTGTAGTTTGTGTCCAGCGGGATTTGTTCGCCTTCGGGTACTAAAGGGAAGTCTTCGTGTTCAAAATACGCTTCAAAGCCTATTTCCGCAGAACCCGAGACGTTTTTGAGCGTCATGCCACGCGGGTATCCGTACCGCACAGCAAACGCTTTTGTTCCGTTTTCTTCCAAAAATTGCACCATCGAAGCACTGACTCGAAAACGCTTGATACGGGTAGCACCTCCGCTGCGAATAGACTTAGGCATTCCCAAACCTATTTTGCGTAGCTTTTGGGAGATGAAAGGCTCGGCTAAGTACATATCAAGGTGCTCGCGTTTGATCCCGCTGGCGAAGTAGACGTAAGCCAGAAGGTCGTCGTCGCTGCGCACCCTCCGCAAAACATACTCGCATTTTTCATACGTGAAAGCGTTTACTGGCTCGTACTGATTGACTATCGCTGACGGACCCGTAAACAAATGCAATCGGTCGTCTGGGTCATACGGGACAACAGTCTTCTCCATCGGAATCTTGCCGCTGTCGAGGCTTTCGATTTTTCCGTGCTGGCAACCACCGACAAACAAAACGTTCATAATGGCGCAACTCCTTCAGCGTGGTTTTTTTGTTCAATCCCTAAGTATCGCAACAGCGCATTGCGAACAAGCAGCATGAACTGTTCATCGCTTGCTTCGCAAACGCCAAACAAAGCGCCGCCTATGTTCTTTACTCTGTAGCGGATGCGTTGAGGCTTTGACAACTCAACCCGATCGGTTAGTCCTACGTAATTGCAAGGGTCAAGATCTGGCTCCGCTGGAACCTCAAACCAAAAGTACGGCTTGCTGACCGTGATGCGTGTTCCGCGTCTCGGACCATCGAGAAAATACAGTTCGTACTTCTGGTCGCTCATGGCGCCACCTCCTTGGCTACGCGCGTATTTAGCATCCACACAAGATTGCGTTGCTGTTCAGCCGCGTACCTCGTTCGTACTTTGTATGTTTTCATCGTCTTAATTCTCCCTAGCCGCCGTGTTTTTCGAGTAAGTCCTTGGTTGCCCAAAACACAACCCTAGCCTTTTTCGCTTTTTCGCCATGCTCAAGAGGAATGCCTAGATTGTGAATCATCCTCAGTAACTCCAGCATCCTCGGAGCGTCGGCCATAAGTTCGGCGTTGGCTTTAGCAAAACCAAAATAATCCTCGCGGCACATTGCTGCCTGGGTAAAACCAACAACAAAACCACCAGGTCCAATTATCCTGTAACCGAGCCCGCCATCGCGCTGGACTCCGTCCTGTACTTCCCACGGCCCCGGAGTAAATTTCGATTCTGCCATCATGTTTCCTTTCGAGTTAAAATCACTCGGTCCCGTTCCACACTCGCTCCAGGTAGTCCAGATCGCTTTGGCTCGCACAGATGCCTAGCCCAAGTTCCTGGCAACGCCTGACGTGCCAATCGAGCGCATGCGCAAGCCATAGCCATCGAACATGCCGAATACCCCATAGTCGCTTCATGATGCCACCTGCGCCTTCAACTTGTAAACGGCTTCCTTCAGGACACCAGTGAGGGTTTCCAATCCGTTGAGGGATTCGATCAACTCTAGTGTCTCACAACGCTGCATACACAAGGTCTTTTACGTCCCGTCAACAGTCAACACCCTGCAAAATCGAAACGCGAACAACGCTGGATTGCCTTGCTTTAGAAACTCGCTTGGTATCTTAATGGTCGCATCGATCCCTTCGCAATGCGTTTTGGTGAACGTCTCCCACCACGCCAAAAACTCAGGTAGTTTCATGTGTTGTCGTCCCATGACCATTCGGGATACCCATCGCCGTAAAAGTAGTCCTGAACCGCCTTCATCTTCTCTTCCTCAGTGGCAGCATCCCATGCCGCACGATCGTCAAAGCCAAGCTCCTCCGCAGTCGTAATCGCGTGCCGACCGCTTTGGCAGTTCGACCCGTCGTCTACCGTCACTCGGATCTCGTCGCCTTTCGGCTTCGGCGTGTTGTCAAAACCACCCATGATCAACTCCCGTATTGGAAACGTTACCACCCCGCCAACGCAATTGTACCGCGATGGACCCAGAAACGCAAGACCAGCAGACGACCAAACAGCAGCAAGCATATATGATGCCCCGAAAGCAGCCTACCAAGCCATCGCCTCGAGAATCGTCTGACGCATCTTCGCTCTCGTAATCCGCATCGTCGTTGCTCGAGCCTCTTCCAGGCTTGCGCATTGCCAATCGCTGAGTGTGTACAACGCCTTGACCGCTCGAGCCGCATCCTCGGCACGACCGAACGTCATTTCGCCGTAATACGCCAATGTCTTCCCGAAACTCCACCCGATACGCCACCCAGGATCGCGACCACTTTCGCCCCAAGTCAACGAGCCTGGATCCTCATCGAACGGCTTTTTCACGTTGTCGTAAACCGCTACCCAGCGACCAATCTCTGACATCGTGGCAATCTCTATCGCAAAAACACACCAACCACAACACAAACGACAATTTACTCGCATGGACCCGATGACGCAAGTGTTATTCAAACGGGAGCATGCCACTGGTTTTGCCGACTACGTGAGCAATACGAGCTTCCGCGATTTCCAGATATTCAGCCTCTTGCTCGATGCCGATAAAGCGAAAACCCTCAAGCATCGCCGCCTTTCCCGTCGAACCAGACCCCATAAACGGATCAAGGATCAAGCCGCCAGGAGGGGTGACAAGCCTGCAAAGGTAACGCATCAGGTCGGTAGGTTTGACCGTGGGGTGGACGTTCTTCCGTTTCGTCTCACAGAGATTGCCACTACCAGTTTTTATGGGGTAGTTGTCATCCTCCATCATCCCACATGCCTTCAAAAGCATGTTGTCACACCCTTCATCCCGGTCTTTCTTGCTTGCCTTTGCGCAGTAAAAGAATCTGGCTGCGGAACCAGTGTCATTCCTGGATGAGAAAGGAACGCGACCAAACTCACCGTAACAATTTGCATCCCCAGTCTTACTCGGTTCGCTGCCTCGAACGTCTCCTTGCTGCCCTTTGCTGTCAGGAAACAACGCCAGCACCTCCTCGCTGCCATCGTGGAGAAAATTAGCCGGAAACCGGCCCAATTGCTCAGCCTTAGCGACCGCTTCATCGCCGCGAGCCTTGCAAGCCTCAATCGCTTCGCTGTCATGCTTCCAAGGTCTGTCCCATCCTTCTGTGGTTGTGCTGATCCTACCGCCGCCTAGCTTGTCCCCGTTTGCCTCTACCCTACACGCATCGATATTCAGCCCGCCGGTTCCGTGTTCGAGTACGTTGGCTGCGACGGTAAGCTGCGATCCGGGTACGAACTCAGGAAGTCCGCTCGGCCACAAAAACCGACCCTCTAAATCCCGGACTATGCGGACAGACGCCATAGAGCCTGTAAGCCCAGTTGCAATTCCAACAAAGGACTCTGTATCCCTCAGGGTATCCGTCTCTTTTGAGTTGCTCGTAAACTTTTCCGTGAATAGATTTCCTGTGCTGGGTCCCTCCGCCGTTGATATGGTCGATTGTAAGGAAAACTGGTTCGGTCTCTCCGCAGCATTTGCACTTTCCACCGTAAGCGGATAAGACTTGATCTCGCAATTTTTCGCGCTGGGATTTTGCGTAACTCCTGTTGTGCTCCCTGTTTTTTGCTCTCCAATCGGCATGGGCTTTTCTAAACTTTTCCGGGTCTGCCTCTCTTCGCTCCCTGTCTCTGTTTCGCCTGCACTCTTTGCATATACTGCCGAAGGTTCCAAGTGTCTTGTTGAATCTAAGCTGGCCTTGAGTTTTTTCTTCCCCGCACCGCTTGCATTTTCTTTTTTCCATTTTATATCTCCTTTTACTCCTTGATTTCTTAGGCTGGATTCTACCACGGCCAAGACGTTTACGCAAGATGTTTTTAACGGCTTGCGGGCTAAGGTAATGGGCTCTAGGGCAGGCTTGAGGGCTGTACCCCATCCTTCCCATTGACGGGCTGCGTCTGTGGCTGGCTCTCCGGTGAGAGGGACTTCCTTCGTAGCTGGTTTGCACCAGAGGTTTCTCCCGTCCCCCGTGTCCGATGTCTCAGCATCACCGAACGCGGATGTCCGCGTCCCGATCACTTCGCGTTCCGCTCCTGCCGCCTTGTCGATCGCCTTGGAGACGTCGAGACTTTTCGGAAAGCCTTGCCCGTAGCACCAAAAAATCATATCGCGAATTTCGAATCCTGCGAACCTGAGGGACATTGCCATCCAGTCCTGCGTTCGAGTCCCGGCAAACGCTAGTAAATGCCCACCGGGCTTGAGCACCCTAAAAACTTCCTTCCAGACAATAGGCGGCGGGACAAACGCATCCCATTTCTTACCCATGAAGCCTTTGCCCTGGACTTCAAAATACCCTTGCGTCGCCCAAGCAGTCATCACTTTGACTGGATCCGGAGCCTTTCCTAGCCCATAAGGCGGATCGGTAACAATCGCATCGACCGAGCAATCCGCTAGGGTCTTGAGTACGTCGAGGCAATCGCCGTGGTGTAATTCATATCGCATTTCAAGCCTACTTTCCCTTGCTCCACTCAACCCCAATTCTTGCCGCTCGCATCACCAACTCCTCGTTGGCTCCTTTGGCAAGGTAATCCATCACCGCGCAAATCAAATACTGCTCCGCATCCTCCAGCTTCTCACCAGCCTTGAGACCCTTCGGGTCGTGATCCATCATCCCGCTAAGACGATAGCGGTTCAATCGCCGCTCAGGAACCCTATCAGCGTAAATCTGATACCAACGTCGCTTTACCTCAACACCACTGTCCATGAACCCACCTATTGAAACAAAAGTCCGCTGGATTGCTTTACTGCTGCATCAATTCTGGTTTCAGCCAACTTTATGTACTTGGCGTTTAACTCAATGCCGACGTACCTTCTGCCGTTGAGGATAGCAACCTCGCCTGTTGTTCCGCTGCCGTTGAAGGGATCGAGAACCACACCGCCCTTTCGAGAGCCGGCCAGAACGCAAGGCTCGATCAACGCAGGAGGAAATGTGGCAAAGTGAGCACCCTTGTATGGCTTTGTGTTGACAGTCCAGACGGAACGTTTGTTTTTGCCTTTTTCTAAGTCTACCGCCATGTCCCCAAAATCGTTGTCGTAATTATGACCCTGCATACTTTCTTTGCTTCCTCCGCCGTTTTGAGCTCTTTTCCATCGGTACTTAGCTCGCTCGTGCGTTGCTTCGCTGCATGGTTCTTTGATCGCCTCATTGTCAAAGTAGTACTTTGCCGACTTGCTCAGCAAGAAAACGTATTCGTGTGCCTTGGTGCATCGATCCTTGACGCTCTCGGGCATCGGGTTTGGCTTGTGCCAAATGATGTCCTGCCGCAGATACCAGCCGTCGGCTTGCAAGGCAAAGGCAACACGCCACGGGATGCCAATGAGGTCTTTTGGTTTGAGGCTTGCTACATTCACCCTTATTCCGCCCGTCTCGTCCGCCGTATGCCAGTTCCCTACGTCGCCTGTGCCGTTTTTACGCTTCGAATTGGTGCCAGCGTTATAACTATCCCCTATGTTCAGCCACAGCGTCCCATCGTCCCGCAGCACCCTTCGGACCTCGCGGAACACCGCAACTAACTTCGCCACAAACTCGTCAGGCGTAGGCTCAAGCCCAATCTGACTATCAACCCTAACCGCACCGCACTTTTTGCATTTGCTAGCATCGCAACCAAAACGAACACCAGAAACTATTGCGCCAGGAGCCTTGTTGTCCTGAACTTGCCCTCCTACGGAATGATCGCAACCAGGATCGCCACCCTCCCATTCCGCTGTCCCGTAATCCCGCAGCCCAAAATACGGCGGCGACGTTACGCAACAGTCAACAGATCGCTCTGGCATCGACGCAAGCAATTTGAGGCAATCGCCCTGGTGTAGCTCGTAAGGTTTCATGCAAACAGTCTACTCGCATAGACCCGATGACGCAAGCCATTTTATAAACGCGGGGGACGGGGATACCGCTACCGTCTCGTGCGGACGGGTGGGAGGTCTGGGTCGTTTTCCGTTGGTCCGCATCGTCTCGCGTCGTTCCGTCGTCGTGCGGTTGGTCGATAGCCACCATAGCGCAGAAATGTTGCCCATGGGCAACAAAAAGCGTCAAATAGGGTCCATCGCTTCGCTCGTCACAAAACGCAGGAAAAACACCCTGAAATCCAGCACAAAACACCGCATCAGCAAGCCTATACCCGTGCCGACGTGCCAAACTGGCATCCATCAGCGATCCGGCAGCATTTCAGCGAGCAACCCACGGATCTCGTCGATTGCCAGTCGTTCGCGTCGGATCATATCGCGCTCGTCCTCCACATGCGCAGAAGCTTTAGCCGCGACATCCACGAACTTTGCGTAAGCTCGGATCGACGTTTCCAGCCACCCCAACGCCGCCCAAGATGGCGCGGGACTCATCGCCTTGCGCAAATCGACGATTGCGCGGTCCCCGAGGTCACGGACCACCGACAGCCGGTTCGCTTGCACCCACTGGATTTCTTGCGCTAACGTTGCGTTCTGCGGCAGCGTCGGCCACTCCGATGGAACGTCGGACAAGCCGGTGACGGCGGCCTCGTCTCGCGTGCGCGCCTGGATGGCTCCCGTTACGTCGTTTCGCGCGGTCGGGTAGTCGACGCCCCCTGCCTCTTCTCGCGATTCTTCCCCCGATGGTTCCGCAGGCTGGATTGGCGGGAACATCTCCACCAGTTTCGCGTAAACCATCTGTTGAGCTTCGCGCTTCTCGACGCCGCTTCGCCTAGCCTCGCGCATTAGATCGTCGCGGATTGGCTCGGCTTCGCTCCATCTACCCTCGCGCCTCAATCGCGTCACAACGTCCAAGATATCCACTTCGCGTTACCCTCAAGACACAAGGATTCCTATGGTTCCGCAGCTTGTTTATCGACGCCGCAACCGATCCGAAGATCCCGACTAGCCATTGGCTACCCCTCGCGTCTATCCAGGTCTGAAGCTTGTGGCTCGTACCCTGGCAGGATTGGCTAGACTCCGGTCAAGCCGCTCGGCGATCCCTTGGACTGTGCTTTCGCCTTAGTCGCTCGGTGGGACCGCATACCGTTCGATTTGCTTCCAAGATACCACTCCGAGCATCCCCGTCAACTATTTTGGAAAAAACTAGATTCTTTTTTTATTTGAGGTGGACCCTAGTTGACATTGTGCCGTATGGTACTTAGGATCATATCGGGCGGCACGTTGCCACCCACACAACCCGCGCCAGTGAGACGGCGCACTTTTTTGGAGACGATGAACGATGAAGCTCAAACACGGCCAAAAGGCGATTTTCTACACTCCCTCAGACTACTCGGCGTACAACTACCACGAGCAGTACATCCATCCGACGATCTACATCGGAACATGCAGGGTAGTCGATGCCATAGAGTCACTTCGGAACGTTGGATGCCGCGACGAAGAATACTACCTAAAAAAAGCCAAAGCGTTACGCGAAGCGACTGGCAACACC